ATGGATATTTTAATTATGAACCACATAGTGTTGAAGATAATAAATTATTATTTAAATCAAATAATCGTCAAGAAACATATGATGATTTACCAGAACCAATAGAAACAAAATATCCGGCAATTCTTGAAATTACAAGAACTGGAAAATTTTTAGTAAAGAAAAAAAATATATTTCATTTTATGTGTTTAAAACGACGATATTTTCTTAAAAAAGTAGATGATGAAGAAGTGAAACGATTATTTAAGGAAACTGATTATATTTTTGAAACGTATGAATTAAATCAAAATGGTGTTTCAGTCAAAATTGGAAGTTTTTAAATTTTTAATTAATATTAGTTTATTAAAAATAAAAAAATTAAAATTGTAAAATATATAAAAGGAAATGGATCGATATTTTTTTTCAGAACAAAATGTAACGAGATTACAACGTGCATTATTTAAATTATTAAAACCGGAGAATGATAGAACAAAACAAGAATATATGAGATGTTTAATTCAACATATGAAGAATGTTTATGGAAAGTATATAAATAAAAAACCACCAGAAATGTCAGTTAAATTATTTCTTGATAAAATGAGTAAAAAAAGTGTTGTGAATTGTGTTAATTTTATTAATGAAAAATTAAGTAAGCGTCGTGGTATTGATGACAAATTTATTATGAAACGAGATGAAGAAATAAATGGACAACGAGGAAGACAACTTATGAAACATCCGGCATCAATTATTAAAGGAGCACAATTTCCCGGATTACGAGAATCTGCATCTGGATTACCAAATAATTTTGATGGAATATCCGGAGGTTATGCACCAGTTTATGGCGAACCAAGTGGACCCAGATCATATATAACGGCAGATGGAAGATTAGGAAGAGAAATGAAATTTGGTGTTAATATAGAAGAAATATTAGAGGAAGAAGAAACACCAAATCAAATGATGAGACAAGGAGGAAATAATGAAAAAAAGTTTTATAATTTCGGAAAAGATAAAGATTCATTAGAAAAAGCATTTTTAGAAAGAGATGAATTAATGCGAAAAGAATCAGGAATAGCACAAACACGTCCTCCGGAAATTGATTTTACATTAGTAAAAGGAAGATCAAGAAATGAAAAAGAAGAAACATTACAAATGATGAAAAATAATCCATCTATGGGTTCAATACAAACAACATTTGAAGGAATTGGTGGTTTTAATTCAAATCCAACAGATTTAGCATCCTTTAATGATCCAACAAATTCAAATGATCCATTTTTAGCGAATATGAATCCAATGATGGGACAATCACAAACAATAGCAGGAAATGTTCAAGACCCATCCATATTAACACAAAATCCTATGGATAGATTAAAACAATTTGAAGCAGAAAGAGATAATATGGATGGTGGTGTAAAATATACACAAAAATTTGATCCGACCAAATCACCATATCAAAATTCAACCTCACAAAATTTTCATATTAAGGAATCCGATCGGAATGCTCCTTCTATTGACATAGATAAACAACATATAGATGAAACAATAATACAATTAAAAAAAAGCAGAAGATTAACGATTAATGTGGCAGAAATAACCGATGATCCAGAAAATTACAATGATTTTTATATAGAGATGGAACCTATTAAAAATGTTAAAAATATTAATATACCATATCATTCAATAAAAACAAAAAAATTAATTTATTTATATCTTTCAAATATTGATAAAACAAAACCATTTTTCAAATTAGATAATGGAAAATGGATAAATATATATGGAGAATTAAAAAATTCCATAAATTTAGAAAGTCTTATTTTTCAATTTAAAGATTCTAAATCAGAAAGTGATGAAGTCTTACATAATTTTAAAGGAAAAGCATTTACAATTGTTGTTGCATTTTCTTAATTTTTCATCTTTTTTATTTTGAAATAAGATGTTCTGCATTCATTAACTACTGCATCTGGAACACGTTTGCTTTCTATTTCTTGAAATGTTTCTCCATTTAGTAATCTTAAAATAAAATTTAAAGAATACATTCCACATTCTGAGTTTTCTTCTTGATGTTGTCTTTTTGTATAAGATAAATCAATATATTTAATATTTAATTTTTCAGCAACACGCGCAAGAAGTCTCATATATTTTCGAATTCTTTTTGCTGGTTTCATTCCATACGAATCATAAAAATATATTAAAATTTTTGGTGGATCGTTATTTATATCATTATGTTTATTCACATCATAATGAGCATATAATGAAACCCAATGTGATCCCGGTTGTTTTGATGTATCTAAATTTATAATCATTGCAATTTTTGTTCGACCTTTATCAATTAAATCTTTTTTTATATCTATTTCAGCAATATCATTATAATTAATTTCATAAAAATCAATAGGAACGGAACCTAAAAATAAAAAATCCGGATATTTAAGTTCATATTGTTTCATAACATCATCTATATGTAATTGATTTAACCATTCAAATTTACTTTGTGGGCCATCTGGTTTAAATGTATATTGTTTTAATTTTAACTTTCGTATATTTTCCATCTTATTTACAAATGGTTCCTTTATCCATTTTAATTGATCGGAACCTAACCGATTTTCTAATTGTTTAACTAATTCTTGTTTAAATTTATGTCCGTTTAATATTTCTAAACTATCATCTATATTTATTGAATTATTTGGATATTCTTCATTATATGTTTCAACCATATTTTTTAATATGCCAACCGTTATACATGAACCATCTTCATATTTTGCATTAGGAGCACATATGAATCCATTTCCTTCCTCACGTGGGCATATTTCTTGATATGATTGTATTTCGTTCATATAAATATAATAAATAAAATTTAATTAATAGATTATAAAACCTTCTTGTGTAAATATATCTGATGTTTCTATTTTTTTTTCAATAATTTTCTTTTTTTTTGTATTTTTATTTGTTTCATTAATTATATTTCCAATATTATCCATATAATCTTTATTCGATGTATTACATATTTTATACAATACATCCATTATTTTTTTATTGCTTTTAATTTTAAGACTTTGTATATAATTATAAAATATCTTATATTTGTCATTATTTGCTCTCATAAATAATACACAATCCCATATTTTTTCCATTTCACTTAAACTATTTTTAAACCATTCAATATCTCGTGGTATTAATACTTTTGAAAATTCATTAAGTCTCCAATAAACAACTTTACTTAATAAATATCCATTATGTTTTGTTTTTATAAGATCTATTGTTTCTAATATCCATTGATCGCATTCTTCAATTGTCATATCAATTCTTGTTGGATGTACAAAAATGGTGTCATCATATATTTTAAAATCTTTTTTTTCTGGAACTAATTCAATCATAACACCTTTTTCACATTCTGTTTCTTTTGATTTTAATCCGCTTGCATCTGTGTCTTCTATAAAATCTTTTCTACACATATATTCACTTATATCACATTGCCAAAAATCACATTCATCTAAATCACATGTTTCTAATTGTAGTTGAACTTGTGCCCAATAATATTTAGGAATATTATCTTCTCCATTTTTTTTAATTCGACGAATTAGAGGACATTTGATTTCAATCATACGACCAACCAATTTTGTTTTTGATTTTCCATCTGCTTTAAAATCAATAATACCATCTGGACTTGCTCCTATAAATGGATATTTTTCGTGTTCTACTAAACCAAAATCTGCAACATGAACATTATTTTGATGTTCATAAATTAACAATGCAATTTTTTCAAATTTTTTACCATGATAACAAAATTCATTTGTAGCAAATGGCGTTCGTTCTGTTTTTTTAATAATAAAATTATATTGTGGTTCATGTTCATTTATATTTACAATACATCCAGCATCACTTGCTGTAATCATTTTATCTCGTTGTTTAAACCATTCTTGCGAACGTTGGTCGTTATATTTAATATTTTTTAATTTTTCGACAATTTGTTCTCTTTTTTTTTCAATTTCATTTAATTCGTCATCTATTTCTACTTTATTAGTTTCATTCATTATAAATTTATCTTTTTCATTATTAGTTTCATCAATTACATATTTATTTTCTTGTAATTTTTTATTAATTTTTTCATCAATTTCTGCTTCAATATCTTCTTTTGTTTTTAATTGTTTATTAATTTGATTTCTTTTAGTAGATAACATAATAAGTTCATCATTTACGAAACTAATGTAGCGATTTAAATAATCACTAACATCATCAAATATAATATTTTCAAATTGTTTTTTAGCGGATTCGAAAATTGAATTAACAATAGTAAATAAATCTTTTTTAGGAAAAGTTATGTCTTTAAATTTTGATTTGATGGTTGATTTTATAAAATTTCTAATGTCGACCGAAAGTGTCATTGATATATTATTAAATCTATTTTAAATGTTTATATATTTAATTAATTTTATTTTCAATTTTTTCATTTCGTATTTTATATGAAAATAGGAAAAAATATTCAAATATATACAACAATAAACCAAGAAAAATATTATTTTTATTATATTGATACTTTACAATGTGATAATGTTCAAGAACATTTTGTGTTTGGATTAGCTACAAATAATGATTTAATTAATATTTATAAAAGTGATAAATATAAGCAAATGTTATCTAAATTTAAAAAAAATAATATAGATTATGAAAT